AGATAATAGTTTTAAATTTTCATTTCGTGGTGATAACAATGATGATATTTTATGGCAAGATGAAAGACCTCAACCAACAGAGGAAGAAATTCAAGCAAAAATAGCAGAACTGGAAGCAGCCGAACCAATGAGACTTCTCCGAATTGAAAGAGACCGTTTAATCCAGCAAACAGATTGGTGGGTGCTTCCAGACCGTAATGCTACACCAGCACAATTAGCATATCGTCAAGCACTCAGAGATTTACCAGCAAACAGCACACCAGCACTAGATGAGAATGGTAATCTCACAGGTGTTGAATGGCCAGTATATAGTGAGGAAGCATAATGGCAGGCACTCTTAAAGTTGGTGGAAAAGTATTAGCAACTCATGATTCGGGAACTGATTTAGTATCCTGGGGTGCTGGAGTACCAACAGGTGCAGTTTTAAATATTGTACATACTGCTATTAAAACTTCTCATGAATTAACAACACCAGGTTATGGTAATTTTGCAGATATAAAAAATGGTGATTCTGGAGATATAACTTTAGCAGCAACTATTACACTAAAATCACCAAATAATAAAATTTTAATTTTTGGTTATGTTTCTTGTAGTAATGTTAATGAATTAGAACATACTGCAATACGTGTGGTTAGAGGAAATTCAGTTTCATCCAGTTCTAATGATACATCTACTAGTATTGTGGGTGTAGGAGATAATATCGGTTCAAGAGGAAGAGCAACAACTGCACATCATACACCGTATGCCACTAATAGAAGTATTGTTGCGCCTATCAATACTGTTGACCAACCTGGTACGATAGGTCCACATATCTATAAAGTACAATTTTATTCAGGCAGTAGTAATTTTTATTTAAATAGAAATGAAGCATATACAGATAGCGACCATTATATGACTGGACAGAGTTGTATAACTTTAATGGAGATTTCGGCATAATGGCAGGACAACTCAAAGTAGGCGGAAACATAATCGCAAGTCACAGTGGAGTAGAGGGTGCCGGAACTGTGACTTTACAGAATGTGACACTTGGAGATAGTGGAGTGGTGTTTCCTGCTGGGCATGTTGCGCAGGTTGTTAGTGGCAGAAGTTCAAGTGCTAGATATGACACAACTAATACTGCATTTCACAGCATTACTGATGAAACAGATGTTGCAACTCTGACTACAAAATTTACTAATTCACAGTTTTTTTTAACAATGACTCTTTCTTTTCAACTTAATTCCAATCACCAATTTCTTGTTGATTTTAGAAGGGTCGTAGGAGGCACAACTACTCAAAACATAACTGGAATGACTGGAGGAGTAACTTCGCAGTTTGGTGATGGTACGCAGTGGAAAAGTATAAGTTGTTCGCATTTGGATTCGCCAAACTTAGCAGCAGGAACTATGGTCAAATACGGGTTGTCAGCAAGGGTTCAGGGAGGAACAGTATACCTAAATGATTATTCTGCGAATACCTTTACTAATATTACTGTCATGGAGATAATTGTATGATCCATAAAATAGATGCAATTATTTCATTAGATCCAAATGCAATGGTTTCATGTAACGAAAATTCAGGCGAGGTAATCTGGTATAGTGAGAATAAATTAAAAATTACTGAAGAAGAAATCCAAGCAAAAATCGCAGAACTCCAAGCAGCCGAGCCACTACGTCTTCTCCGACTAGAAAGAGACCGCTTAATCCAGCAAACAGATTGGAGAGCCACTGTTGACTATCCAAATCCAGACAAACAAGCATGGCTAGACTATCGTCAAGCACTTAGAGATTTACCAGAAACCGCAGAACCACAACTTGATGAGAATGGACAATTAACAAACGTCATATGGCCCACACCACCAACTTAACACCAATTTTAAATTACCACTAAAAATAACATAACTCCTAATAAATACAATTATATAATAAAATACTGGGAGTCATTAAGTGTCAGTTACAATAACCAACATCGTAGAAGAGCTTCAATCTAGAATTGACGCTTTAACTGCAAATGATAGTAATAGTGATTTACTAAAACTTTTTTCAGCAGTAAAAATAAGCAGTGAACAAGTTATAAGAGGTTATGACAATGTATCAGACTTACCAGCAGCAACCTCTAATAACCAAGGATATATCTATTGGATTAACAATGAAAATGCATTATATGTAAGTAATGGACAAAATTGGTCTATTGTTAGTGGAAGTTCTGTTTACTATGCTGGAAGTAATATAGATATAACAAATAACACAATTACTAATACTGCACCAGATCAAACAGTTACATTAACTGGAGGAAGTAATGTTACTATTTCAGGTACCTATCCTAACTTTACAATATCTTCTACAGATAATACAGGAATTGCATTAACTAATTTATCTGTAACTCAAAATGCTGCTAGTGGTGGTGGTAGTTTAATATATGACAATACTACAGGTAATTTTAGTTTTACTCCTCCAGATTTAAGTAATTTGCAAGGAGGTAGTGGAGGAATTCAGTTAACTAACTTAGCAGTTACACAAAATACTGCAAGTGGAACTGGTACTCTAACCTATGATAATACTACAGGTAATTTCACATACACTCCTCCTGAGTTATTTTCAGGAGATTATACTGATTTAACTAATAAGCCTACTAACCTAAGTGATTTCGTTAATGATGTTGGGTATATAACTAGTCAAACAGATTCTCAAACACTTTCTTTAGTAGGTACAACACTTAGTATTTCAAATGGTAACAATGTTGATTTATCTGCATTAGGAGGAGCTAATGTTAATGTAAGTGACACCAATCCATCTAATCCTGCATCTGGAGATTTATGGTGGAAATCAGATGAAGGTGTATTAAAAATATATTATAATGACAGTAGTAGCTCACAATGGGTAGATGCTGTTCCTCAAGGCAATTCAAGTTCAACTAGTATACCATGGACAAGATTTTATTTTGATAGAGGTGGTGTGACTCCTACAACAGTAGCTAATAGTGAGAATGTAGGCAAAAATTTTGGATCTTGGATGGAAACTACATCATCAAATAATGGTACAACGGGTATTACACCGTCAAATGCAACCTATGACCCGACACTTTCTGGTATTACAGTAAATGCTAATGGAGAATTTGAATTTCCTGCAGGTGTCTATGAAGTTAATGCATCTATTCAATTTAAAATCTATAATTCAACCGGAAATTTACAAAAATATGATTTTTATCTTTACGCAGAATCGGGTACAAACTGGGCAGGAAGTTATGATGAACAATTGTTGGTACCAGATACAACTACGCTTATTGATAATAATATGATGATTAAAATAAACGGATTGTACATATTTGAAAATGCAACACAGTCAAATAACATATTATATTTACAAATGGGTAGTACATCTTCTCCTGTTACTGCAAATATGTTTCCAGATTATGGATATTTAGATATTAAGAAAATAGGATAGAAAAAATGGCAATAAATTTTCCCAACAATCCTACAGTTAATGATACTCATACTGTGGGAGATACTACATGGACATGGGATGGAACAACTTGGTTATCATCTGCTAGTAGCTATGTTTTACCAACAGCAACTACAACAACATTAGGTGGTGTAAAAGTAGATGGTACTACTGTGACAATCAATAATGGTACTATTTCTTCACCTGAAAGTTATACACTACCAACAGCAACTACAACAACATTAGGTGGTGTAAAAGTAGATGGTACTACTGTTACAATTAATAATGGTACTATATCGTCCACAGCATCAGGAGATGTAAATAAAGCTACTAGCTCTACAGACAACGCAATTGTAAGATTTGATGGTACTAGCGGAGACACTTTACAAAATTCATTAGTTACTGTAAGTGACACGGGACAAATTACTGCACCTGCTGTAGGCAATGTAATACCATTTTATTATGCTAATACTGGAGATTTTCCTACATCTGATAGTACCAATCATGGAGCAATAGCACACAGTCATGCTGACGAAAGCATGTTCTTTTCTCATGGTGGAAATTGGGTAGAAATTGCTAATAGATCAGATATAAAAGAAAATTTAGTTAGCTTAAATGATATAGACAGTGTAACTAATTCACCAGCAACTACAAGTGGATTAGTGTTATTAAGTGATGGCAATAACGGTTATGGTTTTGGTACTTACACACCTACAATAAACAGAACTACATTATCTGTAACAACAGGTTCTTTAGCTAATAATGTTTCTTCTAATCATGATTTGACAGGATTTAAAAGTTATTACTTACTTAAAATTACAGCAAATGCTGGGGCATGGATAACATTATATACAGATACTGCAAGTAGGACTTCAGATTACTATAGAAATATACTTACCGATCCTTCTCCCAATAGTGGAGTTATAGCAGAAGCAATCACATTAGCAGCAGACACAATTAAATTTACGCCTGGTATTTTAGGTTGGAATAATGATACAGTTCCAAGTACAAATATATATGCCAGAATATGCAACACATCAGGTATTACTCAGGCTATAACAGTAACATTTACAATAATTCCGGTAGAGACTTAATGGAAAATTATATAGTTTTATGTAAATCATATGAAGACCTACAAAGTTTATATGAAGACATGGAAACTCCTGGTGGCAATTTATATATTCCAGATCGTGCAGTAGAATGTACTAACAGACGAAGTATAAGCAGAAATACTATATATTTGTTATCAGAAAGTGAAGCAGAACAACTTAGAAATGATCCAAGAGTTCAAGGTGTTGAAAAATTAGACTTAGTTAATGAAAAAACAATAGAGCCAAGAGGATGGTCGCAATTTTCAGATGATTGGGATAAAAACACTAGTGGTACAGAAACAGGAACAGAAAAAAATTGGGCTCTTAGAAGATGTACAATGACTTCACAAAGTCCTACAGGTTGGGGATATAATGGTCTTGCAGTAGTAACAGATACTGTTGTCAGTATGTATTCTGGATATAATGTAGATGTTATAATTACAGATGGTCATTTAGATCCAACTCATCCTGAATTTACAACCAACCCTGATGGATCAGGTTCGACACGGGTAAGGCATTTAGATTGGGATATGTTTAACAATCCTTTATATGGATTAACTAGTGACTTACCAACAACTCGTGGATCTTATATTTATGGAGATGGTAATGGAGGTTTCACAGAATATGGTTCTGATCACGGTATGCATGTTGCTGGCACAGTATCTGGAAATACTCAAGGATGGGCTAGAGGAGCTACAATCTATAATATAAGTCCTTATAGCACTGGAAATCCTAATAATTCTAGTTATTATTATAACTTGTTTGATTATATACGTATGTTTCATAGATACAAACCAATTAACCCAATAACTGGAAGAAGAAATCCTACTGTTGTTAACGCTAGTTGGGGAGGTTTTTATAGTATAACTGCGTCAGGTGCAAGTGTAGTTTTTAGAGGACAAACTGTTACAACTGATGCGTCGAGTAACACAACAACTGACTTTCAAAATTGGGCATTACCCAATAATTCTACAACAAGTAATTTGCGAACAGCAATACATGGAAATGGTGTAACTTCTGGTTTTAGTAGATTTTATTTGGCAGATGCTACTGATATGATTGCCGAAGGAATAGTTTTAGTCACTGCAGCAGGAAATGCATTAGAATGGTTTGCAAAACCAGGTGATCAAGATTATGATAATTATATAGATGATGGAGTTTACACACATTTTTATTGTAGAGGAGATGAAAAGACTTATGGAGGAGTGTCAGGTTTTGCTATAGGAAATTTAGAAAGTTATTATATACAACTAAAAAGAATTAGTTCTGCTAGAGGACCTGGAATAGACTGTTGGGCTCCTGGAAGTGCAATAATGAGTGCAGTACATGAGATTGGAGATGGAGGTTCTACTGGAAAAGTGGATGATTTAAGAAACCCTATTTATAAATTAGCTAAGTTTAATGGAACAAGCATGGCTTCACCTCAAGTAGCAGGTGTTTTGGCATGTTTATTAGAACAAAATCCTGAATTAACTCATGAAGATTGCAGGAGTTTGTTACAAGGTGAACTTAGTATAAAAAATCAGATAGACCCTAGTTATACTTCAGCTGATCATGCAGATCCTTGGTGGTTAGGAGACGATACAGGAGAAAGTAACAGGCACCTATATTTAAAACAAAAACGTTATGATAATGGTCCTAATCAATTCTTATATAAAGGAAATCGTCCAACACAAGGTGTAATTTATCCAAGACCTAGATATACAAAGATATCTACTCAAAATGTGACAACTTGGTATGACGTCTATATTGTATATGCTAGTCAAAGTCCTGCACATTATAAAGTTTCAGGTATAGACTATAACGGAGAATTTACTAACAGGGATAGTAGTACTACAGCAATAAATATTAATGTTGGCGAAGCTATAGCATTTAGTAATATGTGGGGGAGCGGAGCAATAAATACAAGCCATCCTATGGCAATAAGTAGCACAGTTGGAGGAAATAAACATGCAGATGTAGTTTATGATACACAAGAAAGCTACACATTTATACCACAATCAACAGGCACTTACTATTACTATTGCATATATCACACTAGTATGTATGGACAAATAATCGTTTCCTAGGAATAAAACATGTCATTAAATTTTGCAGTCAATGGTGAAAAAATAAACAGAATCGATACAATTGGAATAATTCCTACTCCTAACAGAGATTTAGGAGCTAGTACTGAACAATGGAAAGATTTATATCTGTCTAGTAACTATATAACATTAGATAATAAAGTTCTAACTTTAACTACAAGCAGCACACTAAATTTTAATAGCAATACAGTTACTGCAAATACAGACAGTGGATTAGATTTTAATAACAAAACTTTAACTATAGACGCAAATAACAATCTTTTAGTAGATGGCGTAGAAGTTTCATATATTAAAGAACTAGTAGAAGACACAAGTCCACAACTAGGAGGTATTTTAGATCTTAATGGATTCAATATACACCAACCTAACACTACAACAGGATTTACTACAAGATTAGACTTTTTGACACCTACAGTAGATAGGACACTTACATTTCCAGATGCAGATGGTGTGCTAGCAACATTCACTGATATTCCTACAACAATAACACAACTTGGAATAACAGATGGTAATACTGGTCAAGTATTGTCAACTGATGGGAATGGTACATTCACGTTTACTGATGTTTACACATTACCTATACAAACTTCAGCACCAGCTAGTCCCATAAATGGTATGATTGCAGTTAGTGATGGTTCTGGTTGGGATCCACATACAACCGGACAACAAGAAATAAGTGCATACTTAAATAATGCCTGGGTCAAACTAAGTTAATACTATAAAAATTGAATAAATACTTAAACAATAATTTTTTAGGGTTTAGGTATGAGATTTCGATCCTTATTAATAGAAAGTCCAGTTAAAGATAATTTAAAAAGTTTACTCACCTTTTTTGAACCTAACAGTGCAGAACAAAATAAAGCACAACAGTTTTATCAAGGCATTATACAAATATTTAATGAAATAATTGTTCCTAATGCTAATAATGCAAATCTAGGTCAATTAAGCAGTTATTTTGCTAATACAGCTAGGTATAGTGTTGCTAGAGTGCTGCAAGATAGTTTGACTGACAATGGCAAAGTCAAATACCAAAAAATAGCTCAAAATTTTAACGATATGGATTATGGCCTTTACGGAAGTCCTAGTATAGATAGATTTTTAAGAACTTTAAGAGAAAACTTATCACATTGGTACGTAAATACACCACATCAATCTATTAAAAATTACATTCCCGCACCTGATAAAAATTTTAGTCTTATGTTTGAAGATCTGCAAAGACTAGAAGATAGAGCAGTTCGTGATCAAGACAATACAAATCAAATTAGCCATAAAGGTGAAAGCGGAATTGCACCTATAGATTTGCCTGATGATTTTGGAAAATATGCTTGGTATAACCTAAATAAAAATTACTGTGATAAAGAAGGTGCAGCAATGGGACATTGTGGAAATCGTGCTGCAGCAACAGAAAGAGATACAGTTCTAAGTTTTAGAGAACACAAAGGTCAAGATATGTATGTACCTCATTTAACTTTTGTACTAGACACCACTAGTGGTATGTTAGGTGAGATGAAAGGTAAAGCAAATACTAAACCCAATGCAAAATATCATCCTGCAATTTTAAGTTTATTAAAAAATCTAGATGCAATTAAAGGTATTGAACCCAAGGGATATTTACCGGAAGAAAACTTTAACTTAGTTGCAGATGTTGCAGAAGACAACCCTACAAAACAATGGTTAGCAGAAAATAAGCCTTTGATGTTTGGACAAGACTTTAGTATAATGTATGAATTAACAAAGGATAAACCTGAATTTAAAGAACAATTTTTCGATAGTTTATTATCACAATTTAGCGAACCTGGTGATCAATCTGTTAAAATTGACGAAGAGTCAGGAACTATTGTATTATTTAGAGCAAGTGATGCTGGAGGTTTATTAGATCAAATCAGTGGATATAATTACGGAGAATCTGAATGGAAATCAGATCTAATTGACAGACCAGATTATTATGACGCTATGGATGAAATTAAATCAAGGATTAAGCAGTATTTTGAAGAACAATATGATGGATTTTATAAAAAAGAAGCAATAGACGAAATAGACGATTTTAGTTACGACAACATGTTGGATTTGTACTTGGATAACCTAGAAGAGGATTGGTTAACTAAACAATTAGAATCTGCACTAGAAGACAGTTTTTACGATTTTGCTGAAACAAATGTAGAACTTCAAACCACAGATAATTCAAAAATAGAAAGAGGAACATTTAGAGTTTTTGTAAAAATTGCAAATGCAAATGCAATTATACAGCAAGCTCAAGAGGAAGAATATGATACAGCTAGAGAATACCTGGATAATATGTTTGAAGGAGATATTTTAGTAAGTATGGAGCAAAATATTGACAATGTTATTAATAACTTAGATCTTAGTAGTTTAGGTGCTAAAACAAATGATTTTGAGGATAAGTATTTAGATCCATGGTTAGCAAAAAATCATCCTAAATTTAAAAATCAAAACGAAAGCGTAAATCGTCTTTTAACCTTAGCAGGTATAAAAGAAAATTTTAAAGATGGAAAAAATCCACAAGACAAGGGAGATAGTGCCCGACATGAAATACCAAAAAATGCTACAATATCACAGTTAGAAAAAATCAGATCAAGTAAGTCAGCTAGCCCCCGAAAAAAACAATTAGCACACTGGCAAATTAACATGCGTAGGGGCCGTAAAAAATGAGGTATAAAGAACTTGTTGAAGCTCCCATAAGTGATTTTCGTCCTATGGGAGATTGGGATGATGAGATAGATCAGGATCAATATGATCAACAAGATGCAGAATATTGGGGAGGACCTGCATGGACTCCTGGAGAAAAGAAAAAAATACATAGCAAAAAATGGCAAAACAAGGTCGCAAAAAGCTGGAGTAAAACAAAAAACAATTATATATTAATACCTGTCGCTGGAGAAGATGCATATAATTACGAAATTATAGAACGTGGTGTAGTTGATATTAGCGAAGTACAAGAGGATTTTCCTGAAGGATATGAATTTTTACAAGAATTAAATATATTAGATCAATCAGGAAATAGGACATCTGAACATGCCGATAAAACCATTGTATTCTTTCTAGGTAATAGTGCAGCAGATTGGATTGCTACATCAGGATGGATGCTATTACATAGATTAGGACATGGCAGTAGAACTCATAAAGGTAGAGTAAATCCAGCATATACACAAATTGTAAACACTGTACTTGATGGTATTGCAAACATTTTTGGAAACTTTGGTATTGATATTTACCAAGATCACAAAAGATATCCTTCAGGATTAAGCCGTAGACAAGAGCAATGGGCAGATTACTGTTTACAAAAATTAATGACTACAGGTAGTGCTAGGCGAGGAAAAGTACGAGATAGATTTGAAGGTATATATGAAATGTGGGTGCAGTATCTAAATTCAGGTAGTGTAAAACTGCGAGCACCTGATAGTCTAGATATTACTAATACATACGATTCTCCCAATCCAAAAGATGAACAGGAATTAACTGAAATGGACAAGGATATATTAAGTGGATCTATAGAAGACCTACAAGATGTACTTAATGAAGACCTATTTCCAGCGTTTGAACAAAGTATTGCTGGTGAGATAATTTTAATGTGATGGGAAAACTATGAGACTTTATGATTTTTTACTTGAAAATACAGCAGTAAATTTATCTAACAGAACTGGAGAAAATAATCAAAAGGATAGTTTTGATGAATGGTGGAATCATGAAGTTGAAATGAATATGCCTTATCATCAACAATTGCTTTCCCGACTTCTTCCAGCTATTAAAAAGAAATACTTGGCTGCTATTTTTAGTTTAGCAAATAAAAATGATAATACAGGTATAGTTGGAACTATCACACCCAATCGTCCCCCTGCATTTAGCATTAATCCTAATCCAGTAAATGATGATTTTTATCAAATTATGTTAGCTGGAAATGATTCCGCAAGAAGACAAAATGTTTATATTAGAAGAGATATAGTAGACAACGATCCTAAAATGAGTGCTGCATTACAAAAAGGATATCTATACTATATTGAATTACAAAATTTAAAAACAACAAATTTAATAGATTTTTTCCATGCATTAGAAACATTAGCAGAACTCAGTATTAAAAAACCTGGCGATGTTGCCAAAGATCAAGCTAATAGAATTAGTTCCAGCAACATGACAGAT